CTAAAGATTTGGGAAATCCTTATGGAAAGGAAAAATCTGTATCTTTGTTAGGCGGTGATACAGAGGGTGTAAACCCAATATACATTGTTGAAGCTCAACTACCTGATGGGAATTACAAAGGGAACAGAAAGCAATTTGGATATTTGCAATCTAATCCCGAATCTGTAGTGAGAAATATAGTAAATGAACAACAGTCTATTTTGACAGAACAGAAAGAGTTCAAGTCACTAATAGAAAGTGTTCAATCTGGCGTTTCAATACCAAAACAAATTGGTAGTTCAATTGTACAATTTGGAAGAAACCTTGGCATAGATTTAGGTAGTGGCCCAACGCAAATTGCACAAGCTAGAAAAAAGTTAGAAAAAATACAACTTTTAAATGCTACAGAAATCTTACGGGAATCTGGAAAAACACTGTCCGATCAAGACAGAGAAAGAGTTAAATCTTTTGTTGGGTCAATAGACCTTGCAAATGCAGATGAAGCCTTAATATTGCAATCTATTGGGCGCGTTTATGATATTATATTAGGAGCGCGACAAAGAAATTTGGATACGGCAGTATCAAACTTAGAAACTAATTTTGGCATAAAATTTAATGCAGGAACGGAAAAATCCTCTGCAATTACAAAAGAAGAATTAGAAGAAATAAACAAAACCAGACAACAAAATGGTTTAAAGCCAAGAACAATGGATGATTACCAATGACCCCACAAGATGAGCTACGGCTAACTAGAGCTTTAAAGTCTGGTGATTTGTCTGCGGAACAAGAATTAAATGTGATTAGAGCTTTAAAGCTAGAAAAAGGCTCCGTTGAAGAATTGTTAGGTGCTGAAAAAAGTTCTACGGGACTTTCAAGATTGCAATCATTTGAAGATATTTTAGGCAAAGACGAACAAATGTTTGACTATACAACTGGTGCCGGGGGTGGATTACGGGCCAAGTTGTCATTTATGGAAACAGATGAAGAGCGCCAAAACTTTTTGCGTCAACGTGTGGGTGATGAAGGATTTACCAAAGAATCTAAAGGCAGATTGGCTTTGACCGAAGCTGGTCAAATTGCAGAGGGCATGGAGCCTATCGGCAAAAACTTAATTATTGATGAACGCGGTGCAAGTCTTCGGGACGTTGCAGATGTAGCAGGATTAGCGCCAGAGGTCATAGGCTCTGTCATAGGCGGCGTTTTAGGAGCGCCGGGTGGTCTAGCCACAGGAGCATTGGGTGCTGGTGCTGGCGCAGCCGCAGGTCAGGCCGTAGAAGAGGGCATAGAGAGCCTTCTAGGGCTACAAAAGCAGACAGCAGGCGAAGTAGGCGTTGACCTATTTAAAGAGGCCGCTTTAGGCGCTACGTTTGATTTAGCTGGCAATTTAATATTCAGAGCTGGCAAGGCTGTAATAACTGGCGCTGGCAAAGGTGCCAATGTTGTTGCAAAGGCAACAGGCCAAGGTGAAAGAGAACTTAGCTCTGAAGCCGCAGACCGCGCACTGCGTATCATGGACGAAGGCGGATTGCCTAGCTATGAGGCTGCGGGAATGCCAGCAGCTTTGTCCAGAGGGTCAAAAATTGCTAGATCAATATCTGGCAGTAAAGACCAAGCTGAAAGAAATATATTCTTTGCGTTGGCAAAAAAAGAACAACTATTAATGGACGCTGGCGTATCGGGAGTTGACGAAGTTGCTGACGTTATAAAGAACGCAGTGCCTGCCAAAGCCGAACAATTAAAACGCGCCATGTTTGAAGCTCAAGAAGCTCACATGAAAGCCGTTGATGATGGCATAGAACAGCTTTCTAAAGCTACAAAAGACGGTGTTGATTTAGACGAAAGCGTTCTTAAAGTTCTAACTAACAACTATGATGCGTTCTTAAAGTTGTCTAAGGGAAACTACGAAAACGTAGACAATATTTTAGCCACAATAACTAAAGATGTAACATTGGGCGCGGGTCCAACATCCCGAACAATTACGCAAACTGGCGGAACAATGCCACTGTTTAATTTAAAACCACTAGAAAACCAGTTTAAAGATATAATAACTCAAAAATATGCTGGCGCTAAAAAACCTGCACCTGAAGGTTTTACAAAACTTGGCGGTCAACTTGAAGAAATAAGTAATGTTACAGCGGAAGGACAAAAGGCTGGTTTCACTTCTTTCAACGGTCTTAAAGAGTTTCGCAAAAACATAAACGATGCTCTGTATGACCCAGCTTTAAGTATACAAGACACTACAGTACGCAAACTTTTAGTTGATATGCGCGATCAAGTAGACACCATGTTAGGCGATTCTAGCATGAGGCTTACAGGAATCGGTAGTGGTGCAAACGCTGCAAAAATGAAAAAAGCGTTAAAAGCTCATAAAGTAGCTCAAGCAGCTTATAAAGAAGAAATTGGTATTTTTACTAAACTAGAAACTTTAGGCATTATTAGGAACATGGGGGAAGCTGGTCGTGATGTAACTTTAGAAGCTGGCAGAAACTTTGCAAAAATTGTTGAAAGTCCAGAACGTATTAAAGCCGTGTTAGATGCAGTCGAAACGCGGTCTTTCGTAGAAGGCAAAAAAACTTTATCTAAAGCCGAAGCTAAAAAATTTGCTAAAGAACAAACTGATGATATTAGGCGAACCATAGCTGCAAAGTATTTAGACGATGCTTTTTTAAGTTCAAACAAAGATTCACTAGACCCGTTGAGCTTTAATGGAGTTCAATTTTACGGTCAAATTCAAAAGATTAGAAGGTCGGGGGTTGGCAAGGAATTATTTGGGAGTGATTGGCCCAAGGTACAGGCTTTAGCAAAGTCGCTGTCATACAATGGCGTAAAGAAAATGGATGATGATTTAATGCAAAGAATCATTCAACAAAATCCCGGTGATGATATTGTTTTAAGTCTAACAAAAGTTCGGGATGCACAAATAAATTTAAACGAAGCCCTGTCTAATAAAGTTTTAAAAGATTTAGCAGAAGGTAGAGTCGATCCTGAAGAAGCGGCTGCGGCTATTCTAAACCCAAACATGACACGCGGACAAATGAAGAAAGTTTTAAACTTCTTTGAAGGTGACGATGCTGCGAAAAAAGTTATAAAAGACGCGGTTATTCGTGACATTCTAGGTTCTGTCGATGAAAACATATTTATTGACGAAAAAGCCGCGTACTCTTTAATGAACGCTCTCAAGTCCTACAAGCCAGAAACATTAAAGTTAGTGTTAGGCGACGATACAGTTAAAGGTCTAAATCAACTTGCCGATGATTTAGTGTTTCTTAAAGACACAGGCTCCAAAGGTGCTGGTTCACTTGCAGCAGACGCGATTAGAACAGGTATGGTTACTGCGCCCATGCAAAACCTGCCTAAAGTCGGGCGATTCAAAGTTTTAGACAGACTGTTAAACAACCCTGACATTATGAGAAAAGCCTTAGAGGTTCGGGCTGGACGTACAACACCAAAAGCTGCGGCTCAAAGTATTACACAACAGCTTAATGAAGCCACCGCACAGGTGACAGGCGAGGGGTTGTCTCTCACAGAACGCGCTACAGGTGTTGGTAAAACAATCGGGGCAAGTTTATCAGCCGCAAATCGTGCAGGTATTGCTGGACGCCAGCAGTTAGGCCGATCATTTGAAAGTGGGCAAAACCTAGTTTTTGACCGGGGAGATAAACCGCCACAAACCCGAACAAGTGTTCCAGATGTGCAGCCGGGAGGTTTGCAAGGCATGGAAATATTTGATGCGAGTCAACCAACTGCCGCAGAAAAAGCACGTAAACAAGAATCATTACGGCAAAGAGCCGCTAAGAATCCATACATAGCGGCTACTTTACTTGGCGGTTTGGGAAGCGCAGGGCTGCTTTAGTCTTCAAGTTCCATGACAGTAGATGCAGAACCAATACCGCCTGTGCTGGCGGGTCTATAACCACGCTTGGCGTTCTGTATCTGTAGGTAAGCAACGTCGATCAGCCTTGAAAGCTGACGCCCCAATGGTCTGTCCTCTTGCGCTGCAACATATTTCAATTTATCGTATGCCTCTGTTGTAAGGCCAACAGACTTGTATTCTTTTGGATTTGGCATAAAGGTTCCTTTCCCAAACATGGCGTCACAAAGACCATATAATCCCAGAAGATTTGGGTCAAGGCCCAAGTACGGTAATAAGAAAGTTGTGGTTCACAACATCAAGTTCGATTCAAAGTGGGAATCAGAACGCTATTTATATCTACACGCACTAGAACGGGCTGGCACGGTCAGAAACTTGGAACTGCAAGTCAGGTTCAATCTAATCGTTAACGACCAGAAGATATGCGCCTATGTTGCCGACTTTAGATACGAACGCGAGAACAAAGATGGTGTGTGGGAACAAATCGTTGAAGACGCAAAAGGCGTGGAAACCCCTGAATTTAAACTAAAAAAGAAGCTGATGAAGGCTTGTTTAGGCATTGAAATATATTTAACCAAAAAAAATAGTTGACACGTATGCCAGCACTTGCTAGGTATTGGGAACTTGTAGCAAAGAAGGAATATACGCATGAACAGTATGGAACTGTTTGAGCGGCGCGACGAACTCAAGTCAGTAATCACTGACCTTCGTGCCGAACTCAAAAACGTAGACGATCAACTATCAGATTTATTTCTGCCATTGGCGCGTGATGCGCTACGGGCAGACGGTAAAGACTTTGGTACTGCGCATATTGTCGAGGGCAATGTGGCTATGAAAGTCAACGTTGGTAAAAAGGTCACTTGGGATCAAGACGTATTGCGTGACACATTCAACAGCATGACGCCTGAGAATGCACAGCACTACGCAAAGCTGACCTACGCTGTGGAAGAGCGCAAGTACACAACCGCTCCACCCGCAATCAAAGCAACACTAGAAGCCGCCCGTACTACAGAAGTCGGACGCTTTACAGTAGAAGTCGAGGACAAGTAATGGGTTTCCAAATTATCACAGCCGATCAACGGTTATCTGAAAAGAAAGGTCACAAGATTGTGATCTGTGGTCAAAGCGGTGTGGGTAAAACCACACTCGCTAGAACTCTGGGCGAACGCACATTGTTCGTTGACCTAGAAGCTGGTGACTCAGCAATCGAAGGGCATCCCATTGATGTGATGCGTCCGCAGTCATGGCCTGAGTGTCGTGATCTTGCATGCTATCTTGGTGGGCCAAACCCATCACTGGCAGAAGATCAGCCATACAGCCAAGCACACTATGATTTTCTGTGTGCAGAAGAGGGTGATCCAACTGCGCTAGTAGCAAAGTATGACACGCTGTTTGTGGACTCAATCACAGTAGCAGGGCGCTTGTGCTTTTCATGGTGCCAGCAACAACCAGAGTCGCGGTCTGACCGCACAGGTAAACTGGATACCCGTGCAGCATATGGCTTGCATGGTCGTGAAATGATGCAGTGGCTAACTCACTTGCAGCACATACGCGAAAAGAATGTGATTTTTGTTGGCATCTTGGATGAAACCACAGATGACTACAGCCGCAAGCAATACAACTTGCAGATCGAAGGCAGCAAGACAGGGCGCGAATTGCCCGGAATTGTTGATGAAGTAATTACAATGGCTATTCTAACAGGTGAAAATGGGCCGTATCGCGCATTTATCTGTCAGCCATTGAATGAATGGGGCTATCCTGCCAAGGATAGGTCTGGTCGATTGGCTACACTTGAGGAACCACACTTGGGTAAACTTATCGACAAAATGAGTTCACAACTTTCAGCAAATGGGAAACCGTTGGATTTTGTAAAACCAGAAACGCAGCAAAGCGAAGGAAATAAAAATGTTTAATCTTAATGAAACACCAGCAGATGATGGCGGCAACCGTGAGTTTTCACTCATTCCAAACGGCGCAGTCAGTCGTGCAGTTATCGTTGTTAAAAGCGGCGATATTGAACTGCCTGAGTTTGGTCAAGGCCAGTGGTTCAAGCAATCACAAAGTTCCGCCGCAAAGTGGATGGAACTAGAATTTACCTGCATCGGCGGTGAGTTCGACAGACGTAAGTTCTGGTCTAAAATCTTTGTTGATGGCAACAAAATGGGCAAGAGTGGTATGCCGCTGGCTAAAGAGATTGGTCTGCGAACACTGCGTCAGATTGTGGAAAGTGCAAACAATCTAAAGGCCAGCGATATGTCGGACGAAGCCCAACAGCGCAGAAATATCTCTGGCGTGTTTGACTTGAACGCTATGGAGATTTGTGCCAAGATTGGCATTAAGAAAGGCACCAACGGGTATAGCGATCAAAATCAATTGATGGCTGCGTTAACGCCAGATCAAAAGGGGTTCATTGCTACAGCGTCAGCGCCAATGCAATCAACGCCAGCAGCACAAGCAGGATACCAGCAACCACAGGCACCAGCACCGCAAGCTGGAAGTCCCGTGCCAAGCTGGGCGCAGAGGTAGTAGCGGCAAGGCCATTCCGCGCCTGCTACCAAGGATGGGGGGCCTTGGGCCGTGAACCCCCCAACTTTCTTTTAGCGAAGAGGACAATCAAATGATATTACGCCCCTATCAAGAGGTGGCGATTTCAGACGCATTAAATGCGCTGGACACCCACAAAAATACAATCGTAGTTGCTCCCACAGGCGCAGGCAAAACTATTATGTTGTCTGCGCTCATTGGTAAAAGACACAAAGAAGGTAAACGCATTCTTGTGTTGCAGCACCGCGACGAACTTGTAGCGCAAAACCGCGAAAAGTTTTTAAAGGTAAACCCAAACATATCCACCAGTATCGTCAATGGCACGATTAAAAAGTGGGACGGTGACACCATATTCTCAATGGTGCAAACCCTGTCACGCGAAAACAATCTGCGCCACAGGCCAAAGTTCGATATGGTTGTTGTAGATGAAAGCCACCATGCAGCCGCTGACACCTATATGCGGATTATCGAAGCGGTCAAAGAAGACAACGAACACGCTGAGATAGTTGGCTTTACAGCCACGCCTAATCGCGGGGATGGCAAAGGTCTGCGCAGTATATTTACTAATTGCTCACACCAGATAGAACTAGCCACGCTGATACGCGAAGGCTTTCTGGTGCCACCCAAGGCTTACGTTGTCGATGTTGGCGTCACAGAGGCTCTGGAAGGGGTCACACGGCGCGGTAATGACTTCGACATGGATGAGGTCGCGCAAATAATGAATAAGCGCGTCATTAACGAGCGTGTGGTCAATGAATGGCAAGACAGAGCAGGGGATAGAAAGACCGTTGTGTTCTGTTCTACAATTAACCACGCCAAAGACTTGCTGGATATGTTTATAGAATATGACGTGAACGCTGAAATGGTTATCGGTGACACGCCTAAAGAAGAACGCAAACAAATTCTGCATGACCTTGAGTTCGGTGACGTACAAGTTGTGGTGAACGTAGCAGTGCTGACCGAAGGCTTTGATGCACCGCCTGTATCTTGCGTGGTTCTAACCAGACCCTGCTCATTTAAATCAACAATGGTGCAGATGATTGGGCGCGGTTTGCGCATTCTGGACCCAGAGATTTATCCTGACCAGATCAAGAAAGACTGTATCGTGCTAGACTTCGGTAGCAGCATTTTAACGCATGGTGCGCTGGATGAAGCAGCTAACCTAGATGGCAAGCCCAAAGACCCCAACGGGGAAGCGCCAGAAAAGCAATGTCCAGAGTGCGGATTCATTAACCCTCTTAACGTCAGAATGTGCGTTGAGTGTGGCTATGAGTTCCAAAGCCAAGACACA